TTATTTCGGCACTTTCGGGTACACATCGATTGTGAATTCAGAGTTTTTCTGGTTTTTCTTGTTCCTTTTCGTCTTAGTCAGAACAATCCTGTCAATCAGCTGTCTCAAGGCGCTGTTCTTTTCCGAGACAGTCAGAGAGTCCCACTCACTCAATAAATTCTTGCACTTCGGCACAAAATTTTTCCGGTTTGCCTGTCTTGCGATTGTGGTATGCAAATCTTCACGGGCAGCAGTGATGTTATTCATGCAGTCTCTGATCCGCTGCTCCAGTGCATTCGAACGCTCAATAAAAATTTCTTTTGTGTAAATTCCCTGCTCTAAAAAATCGAATAAGGATTCCCTCTGTTTTAAAAGCGTCTGATGTTCAGTCTCAAAATTTGTGACGATCAATTCTTTTGCGGCAATAGCAGCAGTATCTTCCTCATGAGTGTCAGCAAATTCATATTTGGCTATGTAGTCTTTCAGCCACCCCAGAAGAGCTTCTTCCAGTTCATCAATCCGGATACCGACTGTGGAGCACTCTGTATACTGACAGATCAGCATATCATAGGGCGTTTTCGTTTGCGCTTTCTTACGGACCATAAGCCGATCGCATTGTGAGCATCTGACCAGACCTGCAAATAGATTTTGTATCGGTCTGTCGTTTCTGACTGGAGCAGAAAAACATCCTTTTGGTTGGTTCGCGCGTTTAAATAAGTCTGGGCTGATCCGTGGCGCCCATGCCGCATCTGAGAGGATGTAATCTGTGGCTTTTGGACGGGACTTTACTACGCGCCCATCTTTTACAGCTCTGACAGTCTTACGATGCCCCCAGCGGACTTTACCGATGTTTACCGGATTCGAGATAATCCCTTTTAAAGTAGAGGGCGTAAAAGGTTTGCCACTCCTTGCAAGGATCCCCATATTGGACATATAGGTACAGGCTTTTTGGTATCCGTACTGCTTATTTCCGCACAGATCGTACATCAGATCAAGGACGGGTGCTTCTGTCTGATGTGGGGCGAGAGAGTAGTGTTTTCCATCCGGCGCAATGACGCGCTCCCATCCATAAGGGGCAACATTGCCAACGTAATAACCGTCAGAACTGGAACGTTCCCTGCCACGCTGCATTCGGCGCTTGATTGTGGCGTACTCCCGGCGGCTCATAAATAAACTGAACTCAAAGTACTCATTATCATACTCGTTTGCAGGATCGTAGGTTTTATTTGGTGTTACAATCCGGGTGTTGGAATAAAAAAATGCACGCTGCACACGTCCCTGATCGATCGTATCACCTCTGGCCAGACGATCTACGTCCATTACGAGGGCACCATCCCACATACAGGCTTCTACCTCAGAGAGGACTTGCGTCATGACTGGGCGGGCATCGATACTGTCTCCGGACACAACTTCCCGGTAAATCGCACCGATCGGAAGAGAGAGAGTCTTTGCCAACTCTAACAGGGTAGTAATGTGGCGTTCCAGAACATCAATCCCTAGCGCTTCCAGTTCGGCGTCTTTTCTGGATTTTCTGGCGTAGATAAAATAAGACATTGTATCACACTCCTATGTTATTGTATTTAAATTTGGGTACAAAAATAACAGCCAGCGCAAAACATATGTTCCGCTTGCAAGCTGTTTCCGAAGATGATACAATATTCTTGGATTTTAATCGCATATCTTCGGGTATGTAGACCGTCTCTGTGTTGGTAGCACTGGGGCGGTTTTTATTTTATTCTCCTAAAGAATTTAATGAATTCATTATGTCTTCTGTGCTCATTCCGGCAGCAGAAGCGGTATATGCATCAGTAATTTGTGCGGCGTACTGTGTATACACATCAGTTAACTTTAATGACCATTCCTCGTAAACACTATATTCGTCTCCATTTTTCTGCATCAGCGTAGCCATTTCGGAAACGCCCTGATTAGAAATCTCGGCCAGTTTTTCAACCTTGCTATTTGATAATTCAGCAAGCGCATTTAAGTCTCCGGCAATCGGAGCTGCTTCGTTATTATATTCTTCCACAAGTCCCGGAGTCGCGTCAGCAATCTTCTTTGTATAATCATCGAGAATGCTTTGATATGTCACTTCGACTTCCGGTTCTTTTTCCGTAGCCTCTGTTTTCGCAGTATTCTCTTTTTCTGGCTCTTTATCTCCGCCACACGCTGTAATGGATAATGCCATAGCTCCTACTAATATCATTGCTACAATTTTCTTTTTCATAGTATAGTTTCTCCCGTTTTGCGATTTGTTTTTTATTTATCCTGCTCTGCATATCTTTTCACTACTTCGATTAACCTGTCTTTGTATTTGTACAAATCATTGAGTGTTTCGATGTAAAAACGTTCCATTTTCTTATTTTCGTCTGGAATGAATAATTGCTTGTTTTTCTTGTCGAGATTTATCCTACAAATAGGCTTTCTATTATTATCTTTGTACAAGATTCCAAAGTAGCTCTCTGTATCTCTATGTACTACATCGTTAACATCTACGGTTCCGGCGAGCATACCTCTTACAATGTAGAATGATTCGATTTCTTCTTCCGTAGTTACGATTTTTGATACGGGTTCTTCTGCGATTTCTTCTGTTTCTGTTTTTTCATCATCGGTATCTTTTGATAAAGCAGAAGATATCTTGTTATTCACGATTTCATTCACAAATGAGGAGAACGCCCTTTTTACAACAGGAGTGAATTTTTCTATCACTCTTTGGTTCTTCTGTCCGTCATATATATTCGTGAGTACGAGCCTTACAAATTCTTCTGATGGTGATTCAAATTCATTTGACAATACACCTTTTATAAGAGAACTGTATTTTAATTCTTCGGCTGTGCTGAATATTTTTTCTTTGTCAAAATTCTCTTTGCAGAATTTTTTTAATTCATTAATAGAAGAATCTTTTAAGTTGATCATATTGATTTCAAGAAATGGCACTAAATCCATCTTGTTTGCTTCTTCTAGGTCAGTGTAAAATCTGTATACCAGTCCATTTGTTAAAATTCCGAATTTAGCTGGAGATGTACCAAAATATCTGAAAAGCTGAGAAGAATGTTTATCTAACTGTTCAGAACAACTTTTGCATTCAATTAAAATACTTGGCTCTCCGTTATCCAAAATCGCATAGTCGACCTTTTCCCCTTTTTTAATTCCAACATCTGCGATATATTCCGGACAAAATTCTAATGGATTAAATACATCATACCCAAGTATTTGAAACAGCGGTACGATTAAAGACATTTTTGTCGCTTCTTCAGTGGATACAGTATCCTTTATCATAGATACACGTTCCGAAAATTGTTTGATAGATTCGATAAACTCCATATTTTCCTCCTTTTTGTACTTCACACCACTTAAGTTTATATAAACGCCATAGCGGTTATATCATTTAAAATTTTTAAAATCCATAATCTTTTCATCATATCCAGCCAGCCTTGCAATCTGGCCTTTTGTCATGCCCGGATTCTCATAAATTAAAGAATCTGGTATTAGAAGTTCTGCTGCAAAAATATTCGCTTCTATTTCATTGGTAGAAGATAATAGAAGAGTCTTATTTCTGATAAAGTAACAATTTTCCTTTCTGTGTAGAACGGAGTGTGCCAATTCATGAGCCATTACAAGGTTTAGTTCATGTTCTTCCAAATCTTCATTCAGAAAAATGCACTTGTGATTTTTAAGAAACATATAGCATCCAGCTCGACTTCCCAAAGGTCCTAATTGAACTTCGACATTTAAACAGTTTGCAAGTTTAAAAGGATTTCTTGTATTAAATTTCTTTATGTAGTATTCAACTAAACGCTTAATATCGTTTGTTCTCAATTTATACACCTACTTTTTATTTTTGTTAGGGTTGTACTTTTCTTTGTTAATCGGTTTCAACCTTCTCATCATCAGCTCGATTTGCCCAAGAAGCAAGTCAATATCTTCTTCTGGAATAGCTTGACCATCATAAGAAGCAGGACCTTCTTCATTGTTTTTCAACTTATTTCTGATGTTTTCCATATCTTTTGCAATGTCGCGCTCATCTTTCGCCGTGAGTGATGACGGATTATCACCATTAGATGCTCCAGACATTAAATAATCCAACGATACGCTGAAGTAATCAGCGATTTGCTGGAGCTTGTTAACATTTGGTTGACTTGAACCTAATTTGCTTATGTACCCTTTTCCAAAATTAAGTTCGTTTTCCAATTTATTCATTGAAATTCCATGTTCTTTGCACAGATGTTTTACGCGTTCTCTCAGTGTCATATGTAGACTCCTTTCAAAATTCTGAAAAAATCGCAAAATATTTCTTGACATTCTGAAATTATCGCGTATAATGTGATTATAGGGTTCTGAAAAAATCGCAAAAAATTGCGATAATAAGAATGCTGGAATTTATTTTGTAATTTTGCTTGACAACTAGATTATAGAATATTTTCAGAACTTAGTCAATATAAAATTGTGATATTTTCAGAACTCAATCAAAAAGAAAGGAGTGATTGATACGGAAAATAATATTTTCGACAAGGTATCTAAGAGAGCGGCAGAAAAAGGAATTTCTATCAATTTATTAGAAAGTCAGGCTGGCGTTTCTACCGGAAGCATTTATAAGTGGAATACAGTGAGTCCAACAATAAGAAGTCTGTCCAAAGTAGCAAAGGTGTTAGGGTGCACTATTGATGAATTATTAAAGTAGGAGAGAAGCAGTGAACAATTTAACAGTAATTGAAAACGAACTTGTCCCAGTATACGAGACAAGCACAGGAGAAAAAGTAGTATACGGATCAGAACTGCATGAGGTTCTGGAAGTAAAGAGCAACTATAGAGAGTGGATCAAAAGAAGAGTGTTAGATATCGATGCGGAGGAAGACGAAGATTTTACCACCGTCGAAATTCCGACAGTGTCAGGAGGAACCTCTAAAAAAGACCATATCATCAAACTGGATGCTGCCAAAGAAATGGCAATGCTTGAGCGGAATGAAAAAGGAAAGCAAGTACGCAGATATTTCATTCGGGTAGAAAAGAAATACAAAGCGGCATCTCTTGCCACACAAGAGCTCTCACCGCAGTTGCAGGTCATGATTAACTTGGAAATTGAGCAGAAGCGTCAGGCAGAGAAGCTTGAGCACGTGGAAGAACGGATTGAAAGCATCCGTGAGGTTGTTGCAATCGATACAACATCATGGAGAGAAGATACCGGAAGAATCTTGAGAAAAATTGGTATGGAGTGCGGAGACAGCAAGTCTTATCAAGATGTAAGGGCAGAATCCTATCAGTTGTTAGAAAAACGTATGGGAGTGAATGTAAAGCAGAGACTCACAAACAAACGTAGAAGAATGGCAGATGAGGGTGTTTGCAAATCCAGAAGAGACAAATTGAATTATCTTGATGTGATTGCTGATGATAAGAAACTGATTGAGGGATATACGGCTATCGTAAAAGAGTTGGCTATTAAATACGGAGTGGCGTAGCAAGGAGGATTGATATGGAAATTGTAATAGCAAGCATCATCTGCTCGATCATAACATCAATCGTTACAAGTCTTGTAGTGACACGGGAGTCTATGAGTATTATCCAAAAGGCTGTTGATCATTTGCTTGATGTCAACATGGACTTTGTTACCGATGTGACAAACATGATAATTGATAGATTTGGAACGAAGCGTAAACAAGATTAAATGGACAACATATCATGGACAATCTAACCATCATACATATTAGAGAGGTGATGATTTTGATCGTAGAAACAGTAAAAGTAAAAAATGCAACAATCCGAGTACATGATGATTGTTATGTGGATCGCACAGAAGAGGAAGTTAAAAAACTTATAGATGGATGTTGCCGGATTATTCAGGGAGCATTGATGCGAAAAGAGAAAACCGCTTAGGCGGTAGAAAGGAGGACAAGCATGGAGATTAAAGGAACTTATCACTGCCAGACCACCCAGCAGCCGAACGCTTTAAACAGCTGGGACATCCGCTCCGTATCTGTTGAGTTACCGGAGCAGGACAAGCCTTACTGGATCAGAGTTGGAGTGGCAGTGATCGGGTTTATCTTGGTGATTCTGGCGTGGTATCTGGTGTTTGGGTATTAAAAATGAGCACCTACAAAAGGCTGGGGAGCCGTAGGCACTCAGGAAAAAATACGATTCTATATTAACAGATTTTAGGAGGATAAGCAATGGAAAATAAAGAAATCCCTGTAAATAGAGAGGAATATGCCCGCCTTTGCAGGCTGGACGGAAAGATAGATGCATTGATCGGGTATCTAGCATTAAAAAACGATTATGTGGAAACTCAGATTGTGAAAGCAATTATTGGCATGGAGGAAGAATGATGTATGTAGGTATCGGACCGGAGAAAGGAAAGAAAGTGCATGACGAAGATGCATTCCCTTACGCTTGCGAACGAATCAATAATGGTACGGAAAGAGAACAGGAAACATTTATGCAGATCATGAAGGAAGCTGAAAGTTTTTACATGGCAGTGATCGCAGTGGTCCTGTGGTACTTTTCCGGAAATTGGGTATATGAGGAGGTAGATCCATGATTACGATGCAGCAGCGCAAGGAGAGAATTGGGGATTTGTTGGACGAGCGTCTCGGCATGATCGAGAACGGGGAGGTGAATACATATTATCAGACTAGGGATATCGCAAATCTAACACAGGCACTTTTAAATATTGTGAGAATTATGAAGGAGGAATAAAAAATGGCAACACCAGTATTGATTATTGGCAAATCAGGAAGTGGAAAATCTACCAGCATGAGAAACTGTCAGAATAACGATTTTAATCTTATCAGGGTTCTTAATAAGCCGCTACCATTTAAAGGGAAAGTGAATGGATGGTTTTCAGATGATTACCAGCAGATCATGAAATTATTGATTGCATCAAAAGCGGATTCCATCGTGATTGATGATGCTGGCTATCTAATAACAAATCATTTTATGAGGGGGCACAGCTCAGCTGGAAAAGGAAATGGGGTATTCTCCCTGTACAACGACATTGGAGACTATTTCTGGAACTTAATCCAGTTTATTGTGACAAAAGTGCCAGAGAATAAAATCGTGTATATTATCATGCACGAAGAAAAAGACGAAGCAGGGGAAGTGAAACCAAAAACCATCGGGAAACTACTCGATGAAAAAGTTTGCATCGAAGGAATGTTCACGATAGTGCTTAGATGCATTGAGGAAGGCGGAAAGCATTTGTTTGTCACTCAAGCAAGCCAAGGAGCAGTAAGTAAATCTCCGATCGGAATGTTTGAGGATTTAACAATAGATAATGACCTATTGTTGGTCGATAAGAAAATTAGAGAATACTACGGATTAGGAAAAGGAGAAGAAAACAATGCAGAAACCAAATAATTTTGACAACACACAGGTACAGGGAGAATTTACACCGGTAGAGCTTGGAGGACATATCTTGATCATCAAGGAAGTTCTGGAAATGAAATCAAAGACAAATAAAGACATGATTAAGGTGTCTTTCGACTTCGCACAAAATGATAGCCAGCCCGGATATTTCGAAAAAGCGTTTCGAGATGATATAAGACCGGATAAGAAATGGCCGGCAAATGGAACTACATATATTTTAACCGAGGATCAGAATGGTGACTGCAGTAAATCTTTCAAGACATTTATCACATCTGTTGAGAAGTCAAATCCGGGGTTCGTGGTGAATTGGGGCGATGGATTTGCGGAATGTTTTAAAAACAAGTTGGCTGGAGCGGTGTTTGGCATTGTAAATGATTATTACAATGGAAGGAACATTGCAAAGCATCAACTCCGCTGGTTCAGAAGCGCAGAAGGAGTGAAAGACGCTGATATCCCTGCGGAAATCGAAACAAGGGCATACAAGGATAATAATGGAGCGTCTGCAGCAGCGCCGCCGATCGGATCTGATGGATTTATGAATATTCCGGATGGCATCGATGAAGAATTGCCATTTAATTAGAGGTGAGACAGATGGATATACAGATTGACAGCAGGGAAAAAGCAAGGGCGATTCGAAAGATCGTGAAGACTTTTGATGATAATGGAGTCAAGCATTTTTCCAGCAAATTATTAGTTGGGGATTACATGTCTTTGGACAATCCCCGGCTCATAATCGACAGAAAGCAAAATCTCCAAGAGTTATGCGGAAATGTCTGCCAGCAGCACGAAAGATTTAAAAGGGAACTGCTTAAGGCTATGGATGCAGGAATACAGTTGATCATACTGATTGAGCACGGGAATGATATTAAAAGCATCGAAGATGTGTATTTTTGGAAAAATCCAAGAAAACATGAAGTGCGATGGCGCACTGTGAATGGAAAGAAGGAGAGGTATGTAGCATCTTCTAAAGCAGTCGATGGGAATCAGCTATACAAGTCCCTTTGCACAATTAGAGATCGGTATAACGTGAGGTTTGAATTCTGTGAGAAGAATGATACCGGAAAGAAAATTATTGAGTTATTGAGCGAAAGACATGAATAGAGAAGAGATTAAACATTCATACAGCATGAGGGAGATTGTGGAGAGATATGGGTTCCATGTGAATCGGGCGGGGTTTATTCACTGCCCGTTCCACAAGGGAGACAAGGGAGCATCATTAAAAATCTACCCAGACAGCTTCCATTGTTTCGGATGCGGAACAAATGGAGATATCTTTACATTCGTGCAGCTAATTGATCATGTTGATTTCAAAGAAGCGTTCCAGAGTCTTGGCGGAACTTATGAAAAGCCGACATTCCAGTCGAAATTGGCAATATATAGGAGCCAGAAGAAGGCAGAACAGAGAAAGCGAGAAGAGGAAAAGCTCCGGAGAAAAAGGGAGCTGAACAATGTTCTGATTGATGTGTACCGCGATTATATGAATAAGTCGGAACCATTCAGTGAGGTATGGTGCGATTGCTGCAATGCGTTGCAGTACCAGTTATATTTGCATGAAATATTAAACAGAGAAGAGGTGAGGAAATGAGGGAAATGAACGAATTCGATGCAGACAGCATATTGGATGATGAAGTTTTCATCGAATTATTTGAAATGGAAGATCCGATTCTCCGGTCAAAAACAAAAGTGCAGCTCATCAGAAGAGCGAAACAGCTGGGCGTCAAGTCGGATTTTGAAGAGATTTTGAAAGGATACAATCAGGCTGACCGAGAAATGAAGAGACAGGAACGGGAAAACAGAACTGTTTGCACAGTAGATAACTATACGAATTTCACAGGACCTCACGATCGTATGTATTGCGGCGCCTGGATTGCGGATGATCGCGGCGTGTTCGCACAGAATTCCGGAAGGGTTGATGAAGTGGCTTGCTATCACCCAATCCTACCAGTAGAGCGGCTGCGAAACTTAGAGACCGGGGAAGAGCAAATAAAACTGTCGTACAGGCGAAATAATCAGTGGCACGATATTGTGGTCCCAAAAACGATGATCACATCGGCGAATAAGATCGTGGCATTATCCGGAAGAGGGATTGCAGTTACGTCAGAAAATGCAAAATTGCTAGTCAAGTATCTGGCTGACGTAGAAAATGGAAACGATGATTACATAGATGTGCAGTATTCCACTAGTAAACTTGGGTGGATCAAGGATCAGTTTATCCCCTATGATACAGACATCATTTTTGACGGGGATAATCGATTTAAGCAGACCTTTGAAAGCGTGTCGGAGCATGGAAGTTTCGATGTGTGGTTGAATCACGTTCGAGAACTGAGGGCAGCTGGAAGAATGGAGGTAAAATTCTTGTTGGCTGCATCATTCGCAAGTGTACTGGTTCATATTCTGGGTGGTCTTCCTTTCTTTGCAGATTTGTGGGGTGAAACCGAGGGTGGAAAGACAGTCTCTCTCATGGTAGCCGCATCTGTGTGGGCGAATCCAGACGAAAGTAGATATATTGGAGACTTCAAAACAACGGACGTTGCACTGGAAGCGAAAGCGGATATGTTGAATCATCTTCCGATGTTTCTGGACGATACGAGCAAAACATCCGCAAGAATCAGGGATAACTTCGAAGGAATTGTTTATGATCTGTGTTCCGGAAAAGGAAAGAGCCGGTCAAATAAAGACCTCGGAATCAATCGAGAGAATCGGTGGCGGAATGTAATGATCTGTAATGGTGAGAGACCGCTTAGTAGCTATGTCAGTCAGGGCGGTGCAATAAACAGAATCTTAGAGGTTGAGTGCGGAGAAAAGATTTATCAGGATCCGCAGAGAACTGCGGAAACAGTAAAACGGAATTACGGACATGCGGGCAAGAAGTTCGTGGAAATCATCAAAGAAATGGGAGAAGATGAAATTCGTTCTGTCCAGAAAGAGTTTCAGAAGGAGTTATTTAACACGGACAAGATGCAGAAGCAGAGTATTTCACTTTCTATCGTTCTGACAGCCGATAAAATAGCCACAGATCTCATTTTCAAAGATGGACAGTATATTTCTATGGATGAAGCGAAACAGGTGCTTATAGACCGAAATGAGCTGTCTGACAATGAGCGATGCTACCAATATATCCTTGATAAAATCGCAATGAACAGCCAGAGATTTGATGTGTCTTCAAATTGTGAAAAATGGGGAATTATTGAAGACGGATACGCAGTGATTTACGGACAGGCATTTAAGGAAATCTGTGAATCTGGGAAATTCTCAAAAAAGTCCTTCTTGTCATGGGCTGCAAAGAAAGGCGTTATCCAGCAGGACAGCAAGGGAAATCCAACAAAGCTGAAAAAGATAGACGGAAGAGCGGCGAGATGCGTGTTTTTGCAACTTGAATCGAAAGGAAATACGGATAATGATGGGTTTGAAAACATCGATGAAACACAAGAAAAGCTACCTTTTAGTTAAGAGGAGGAAATACAATGTCAAAAGTTGTGAGGATTAGTAATGAAAACTATGATTTTATTGAATGCATGGCGTTCAGGAATGGAGTTCCGATAAATGCAATATTAAATGAGGTGCTGGAAAAATTCAAAAATTCGTCGCCGAATGATGTGATTTCAGTGGAATATCGGGGCAGAAAAGTTGCGATAAGGTAACAAGTAACAAAAGTAACAACAGGAAATCGCGCTATATATACGGAATAAAAATGTGAGAAATTCAAAAATATGAAGTCCCTATATAGGGTAAAAATCATTGTTACTTTTGTTACCAACCTCAAAAACCTGTCAACCATGCTGGTTTGATAGGGTAACAGACTTTTGTTACCGGAAGAAAAATTTTGTTGCTTTGTTACGAAGAGGGTAGTGTATGCACGAAAAAATAACAGATATCCAGAATTTGTTCTGGAAAGCGTATAAAAATTATAAAGATACCGGCTCAATGAGTCAATACAATGCAGATGTCGATGGGATTATTGAGAAGTACAGGGATGATCATGCTATGTTGAATTTCTGCAAAAACTTGGCAATATCATGGGCGCCGGTTATTAACAAAATGAAAGAAGATGATTAAATGCAAGAAAGAAAAAGGGACTTATACGAGCCGTATTTGGACGAAATAAAGCGAATGCTTAAAGATGGGTGCGCAATCACTCATATACACAAAGAAATTGCGAAAAAGAGCGGAATTGACGCAAATGTTAAGACGATGAAGCGTTTTATGAGAGAAAAAGGCTTAATCCAGGAGTCTGAATGCGAAAAGACCGAAATCAATAAATTGATAAAGGATAAGTTTAAGGGAATCGGTGAATACATGGATTTTTATGAGCGCTGGGTCAAGCAGAGTTACAGCCTAAACCGCACAATCCAGAATCCAAACCGGATATTAATGCGGAGGTATTTACAGTAGACTATAAAAAATAAGCGAAAAATAGAAAGGAGCCAGCCTCCGGCCGGGGCAAGGGTATACCGGGCTTCCGAGAAAATGGATAAAGAGAAAAAAGCAATCGAAAGAATTAAAATGGCAAGTGAAATGAGTCTACACCACTATGGTAGACCGCTTATTTGCACATACAGCGGCGGCAAGGATAGTGATGTGATGTTAGAAATTTTTAAGCGATCCGGAATTCCGTTTGAAGTACATAACAGCCATACAACGGCAGATGCGCCGCAGACAGTAAGGCATATCCGGAAAGTATTTAGTGAGTTGGAGTTGCAAGGAATATCATGTGAAATCGAAAAACCGACATACAAAGGACAACCAACAAGTATCTGGAAATTGATACCACAAAAACTTATTCCACCTACAAGAATGGTGAGATATTGCTGCTCTGTCTTAAAAGAAACAGGATGCAAAAATAGATACATCGCAACAGGAGTGAGGTGGGATGAGTCGACTAAAAGGTCGACAAGAGCCGAGTTCGAGAAAATAGGACACACAAAAGATGATAAAGAAAATTTCACATCGTTAATGCTAATGAATGACAATGATATGCGGAGACGAATGTCGGAACTGTGCATGCAGAAGAAAAAAATGGTTGTAAACCCGATAATCGATTGGAAAGATAGGGATGTGTGGGAATTCGTTGAATCAGAAAAAATAGAAACCTGTGAACTTTATAAATGCGGATATGACCGTGTTGGTTGCATCGGATGTCCGATGGCAGGCAAGAAGCGTTACAAAGAGTTTGCAGATTTTCCAAAGTATAAGCAATTGTATATAAATGCTTTCGACAGGATGTTGAAAGAACGTGAACGAAGAGGAAAAGAATGTAAGTGGACGACAGGGGAAGAGGTATTTCTTTGGTGGATGGAAGACGAAAACATACCAGGGCAAATGAGCATAGAAGACTTTATTGCGGAGGAATGACTAATGCCAAAAACAGAAGAAACATGGATGGACGGGATCACTACAGAAATGATGGAGCATATATGCGACGACCTGTGCAAGTATCCAGATCAGCTAAATAGAATAGAGCTGGACGATAAATGCGCAGAATGCAAGATGGGACGGTTTGTGTGCGATATTTTGAACCAGTACAACAAGATTAATGATTTTGCAAATAGCCAGTGTGCGAAGTTGATGTGTGAGATGCATGAGCTGAAAGAACGAGATACGGCAAAGAAGCCGAATATAATGGACTACATACTTGGTGACATTAACTTTAAATGCCCTACGTGCAAAAGTGAATATATTTGCGAAAAAGGATATGAACATTTTTATTGCCCGAATTGCGGTCAGAAAATTAAATGGAGTGAGTAACATGGAAGAATTGAAGAAATGTCCGTTTTGTGGCGGAGATGCGATTCTAAAAGTCCATTACGGATTTGATGGAAAAGTTATATCAGCTTTTGTGTACTGCAAAGAATGCGGAGTTGCAACACGAAATTGTGCTTTAGAAGCTACGGCTAGGGGAATGTGGAATAGGAGAGTGGAAGAATGAAAGAACGAACATTTGAAGATATCCTGTATATGATTAAAAGATCGTGCGACAAGAATTTCTACAAAGGCACTGATTACGATGGGATGAAACCGGAAATTGTAAGGTGTGCTACAGATATTTACATTGAGAAGATGCGACAGAATGGAGAAAAGGAAGATGAGCAGAAGAATCCTTTTTAAAGCTAAGAGATTGGATAACGGCGAAAGGGTGGAGGGATATTACGTTTATTGCAGGAAAAAACATTATATTCTTCCGGTACTAAATAAAGCAATTGGCTTTGATGAAAGAGAAGAGGAATGGGTTGAGGTTGACCCCGACACCCTCTGCCAATTCACCGGACTTACCGACAAGAATGGTAAGAAGATTTGGGAGAATGACCTTTTAGGACACAAACTGAATCGCGTTGAATTTTTAAATGGAACATACTGCATAAATGGAGATAGATCTTTATTTTTCGAAGCGAACACAAATGAAGTCATTGGCAATATTTTTGACAATCAAGAGATGTTGGAGGTGGAGTGATGAACGCATTAGAGAAAATCGTGGAAGAAATCGAAAACATGAAAAATGATGCCTACGAAACGCTGAAAGAAGAAAGGAAAAGACATGGATCAAGCAAAACAGCAGAAGAGCTGGAAAGCTATATTTATGGGGCGACCTGTGCAGCAGATATTGTGGAGAAGTATGTGGGTAAGGAGGAATAACATGGACATTTTAATCACAATCGCATTCCTAGCCCTGTACTATATCCTGGGGCTTGGGACAGTGATTACTTTGAAAACAGGAATCGAAGAGGATGTAAAACTAGAAGGTGCGGATTACCTGATGGCTGCGGGATTCCCAATACTGCTATTTGTGGTGTTTTTGGATTGGATTGTGCGAAAGATAGTGAGGTAGGATGATGAAAAAATTTAACTGGGATGAATTTAAAAATAAAGACAATAAGATTGCGGTGCACTGCAAAACCGAGGAAGAAGCGGTAGACTTTTGCAAGCAGATGCATGAACATGGAATGAAATGGAACGGTGGTTTTAGTTATTTGGACTATACGAATTATCGTATATACAGAGAAGGAACTTGTTATATAGCAAAAGGTGAATACTGTTTTAAAAATTATTACGAAAAAATGGGATACACAATCTTAGAATGGAGTGATTACATGCAGGAAGAATTTACAAAGTCAGATCTAAAAGACGGAATGGTAGTGGAATACAGAGATGGAGATAGAAGATTAGTAATTGATAAATATTTGATCGGGAAGAATGCTTATTATGAGTTAAGCACATACAACGAAAACTTGGAAGACAGATATCCTAGATTGACTATCATGAAGGTATTCAAGATTCGCCAAAGATCAATTTTAGAGAGGATATTAGACGATGACAATCTCGAACTCATCTGGGAGCGCAAAGAATCAAAGAAAATGACAGTGGAAGAAATGCGACAAAAGCTTGAAGAGCTGACAGGAGAAGAGATTGAGGTGATGGCATGAACAGGGAAACCATGAGACGCAGGAAGGAGACGGCAGGAGTCATCCGAAAGATAGATGCGCATGATATGGCTAAGCATGAGCCAACAGAGAGTGCCAAGAAATGGATGAGAAGAAAGGCATACTCTGTAGAGGACTGCTTGAGAAAATGGGGAGTAGATACGAAAGGGAGTGTTGCCAGTGGACAAGAAAACACTGAAAAGGTATAAATCGAATAAAGATAGACTTATCCGGATTGAGGAGCAAATACAGGAACTATGCGAACGAGAGTCAACTGTGGTCATGGGGAAAGTAACTGGATCAAGCACAAATTTTCCATACACGGAAGTAAGAACGTCTGTACAAATGTATGACCCTTACGAAGAAGAGAATATAAGACGGCAGATCAGAAGGAAAGAAGCTGATAGACTTCTGATTCTGAAAGAACAGAAAGAAGTTGAGGACTACATAAATGGGATTGATGATCCAGAGATTAAAGAGATATTCGAGTTGCACTATCTTGAGGGGAAAACCCAGCAAAAAGTCGCAGATGAAATTGGATATACCCAGGCGCGAGTATCGCAGATTATAAGCGCAAAGCTTAAAGATTTATAGCATTTATATTTTACTTATGCTATAATTATTCTAGAACGATTGTATATTGTTCTAAAACAATCTTTCCAAACATTCGGAATACCGCCGGACTTTTACCCTTTCTTGTCTGGCGGTGTTTTGTGTATCCTTAAAATTATACGCACAAAATACGCATAAAAGTATTGACAAAACAATATAAAATGCGTATAATATACGTATAAACAGAAAAGGAGCGTGAGTCTTGAAAAGAAGAGAATTAGTAAAGATGCTAGAGAAAAATGGGTGGTATATAAAGAGAAATGGTGCAAATCATGATATATATACCGATGGTGATCGGATGGAGCCAATTCCGAGACATCCAGATATTAACGAAAGACTAGCAAGGAACATTATCAAGAAGCTGGGGTTGAAATAGCCCCAACTTCTCGATATGTGTAACTAAAAATAATTTTCAAGTAAGACATGGTATAGGAAAAGTTAATGCGTAGGAGGAAAGAAAATGTATAGGAGAAAGGCGTATCCAATCGTAATTTCAAAAGAATCCGATGGATTTTATGTAGAAATCCCAGATTTTGACATTGCGACACAGGGGGAGGATATTGCGGATGCTATGGAAATGGCACGAGACGCAATAGGATTGATGGGTATTGAATATTTGGATTGCGAAAAAGAAATTCCAGAACCAAATTCAGTAGAAATAAAAGCGGATAAAGATGACATTGTTACATTAGTAGACGTTGATTTCGTGGAATACAGAAAAAAGGTAGATAATAAGGCAGTGAAGAAAAACTGCACGATTCCATACTGGCTGAATGTAGAAGCTGAAAAAGCGGGAATCAATTATTCAAAAGTCCTACAGGATGCGATTATGCGTGTTCTTGGGATTCAAAAAAATGTTTACTAATTCTCTAGTTATATAAAGAGGAAGAGCGCCTTGCCATGTGGTATAGGTGCTTTTCTTATGTCGTGACAAACGTAGGGTAGACAGGTTCGACTCCTGTACACGACTTCGTGATGTAAGATGCAGGCTGCACAGCTGAGGTCTGTTCTGGGAGTGCACACCGGACTTACATTGCAAATGGCACCAAAACGCAGATATCCGCAGATCTGCGAAACAAACAAAAATAGATTCAGCAATCTATATTTAGTGTAATCAGCGTACCCGAGTGCGGATAGGGTAAAGGATGTCAATAAAAGGCATCCTACGGGTGTATAGCTCAATTGGTAGAGCAATCGGCTGTTAACCGATGTGTCGCAGGTTCGAGCCCTGTTATGCCCGTTGTGGACTACTGCAACCCCCTTCCATATAATTTTTAATAGCGTTTTTGTTATTTGGCTTGATTCGAATTCTTGTACATTTGCAGTAGTACGCAAAAAAAACAAGATGGACATACGTACAAAGCGAAATCAAACGTTGAAACGTTTTGCAAAATAAGCTATTATATAAATTATGCTTTATATTACGGATAAATAGGGGAAAATATGTTTAATTTAAGTACAACTATAACTAATGCAGAGGCGATATATTCTAAATACAATGGAATGAGTGATGATTTGAAAGGCGCAATAATAACTGCAATAATTACCGGGGTGATTTCCGTAATTGGATTTGTAGTAACAAATATGTCTTTGAAGAATAGTTTTAAAAATGAGCTCGCAAGACAGAGAGACAATATAGCATTGGAAAAAATGTCTACTATGCCATTTGAAATCTTGGGGCTTTTGGATAAAGCGAGGAGCTCAAAAACTATTGAGAGCGAAGAAGTTGTGAAAATTTTGAACATTATTTACGCTTATGGATCAGAAAAAGCGATAGCAATTGCAACTCTTATGCAAAAAGAAAATTATAAAAAAGAAGAAATGGGAAATCGCAACAGGTTTCGGATTATGTCGGCATATATTTTGTTGGCTACTCAAATTAAAATGGACGTTACTGGCGTATGCGTGAATCCGGAATTTTGGTTTAAAATGAGAATAACGGATTTCGAAAATACAAAGAAGAAAATTGTAGAAGCTAACAACATGCTGGTGTCAGAATTGGAATTAGATGATAGATTTTATATAGATTTAGAAAGCAGCCATTAAAAGCTGCTTTTATTATATTTAAAAGGTGGTGAGTCCTATGACAGAAAAACAGAAAATATTTGCAAATGAGTACTTGATTGATCTAAATGCCACACGGGCTTACCGCGCGGCATATCCGTCTGTAAAGAAAGAACAAACGGCAGCACAAGCAGGAAGTAGGATGTTGAGAAATGTCAAGGTTGCCGCATATATTTCCGAGCGAATGGAAGAACGGCAGAAACGAACGGAGATCACCCAGGACATGGTGCTTCAGGAATTGGCTGCCATTGCTTTTTCCAAGGCTTCTGACTATGCAAAAGTAGTGGAGAAGCAGGCAACCGTAGAGGTAAACGGGAATATCGTTCCACTCGTAGGAGAAGATGGAGAGCCGATATTGTATCGGACTGTAGAATTGGAGCTTACAGATAACCTTACAGAGGAACAGCAGCGAGCCCTAGGAACAATTAAAAAGGGGCGCGATGGATTGGAACAGAAACCCTGCGACAAGGTGAAGGCTCTTGAACTTCTCGGTAGACATTTAGGCATGTGGAATGACAAGCTAGATGTGGCAGGAGATATGGACATGAAGATTGTGGTAGATTACGGTGATGGTGATGAAACAAGTTAATGTAGGATTTAACAAAAATTTTAAAGAGTTCAATGAGTGCAAGAAACGATACCGACTGGCAAAAGGCTCTGCCGGTTCTGGGAAGTCAGTAAACATTGCACAGAATTTTATCATCAAACTTGGTGATCCGAAGTACAAAGGTGCGAATCTTCTGTGCGTCCGGAAAGTAGACACAACAAACAAAGATAGTACTTATGCGGAGCTAAAGAGTGCAATATATAAAATATACGGGGATAAAGCAGGATTATTCTGGCGGATCAGAAGCAATCCAATGGAGCTGATCTCTAAAGTAACTGGGAATAAAGTGATTTTCCGAGGAATGAAAGATGATGGACAGCGAGAAAAAGTAAAGTCTATCACATTTGATGTCGGAAAATTAACATGGATATGGATTGAAGAAGCAACGGAGCTATATGAAGCGGATGTCGATATTCTCGATGACCGACTCAGAGGTGACTTGTCATTCAATCCATTTTTGTATTATCAGATAACGTTCAGCTTCAATCCGGTGTCAGCAACGCACTGGTTAAAAGCAAAATATTTCGACATAAAAAGTGATGATGTATACACACACCAGTCTACGTACCTGCAGAACCGGTTCATAGATGAAGCGTATCACCGGCGCATGATGATGCGTAAAGAACGGGATCCGGATGGATATCGGATTTACGGACTTGGTGAATGGGGAGAGACCGGAGGTCTGATTCTTACAAATTATGTGATTGAGGAATTCGATACATCCCCAGAAAGATTCGATTACATGGTAAATTCACAGGATTTTGGATTCAACCATGCGAACTGTATCGGGGAGGTTGGATTCAAAGATGGAGATATCTACTTATGCCGTGAATTGTATGTATTTGAAAAAGATACATCAGAGATCATACAGTTGGCTGAGGGAAAATTCCAAAAACGAATCACCATGTACTGCGATTCTGCTGAGCCAGACAGGATTAAGATGTGGCAGAAAGCAGGATACAGAGCGTGTCCGGTCAAGAAAGAGCCGAACAGTGTAAAAGCGCAAATCGACTACTTAAAGCAGCACACGATTCACATTCATCCGTCCTGCGTAAACACGACTAAGGAGATTCAGCAGTGGAAATGGAAAAAGGATGAGAAAACGAACGCATTCACGGATGAACCGGTGAATTTCTTTGATGATGCGATGGCAATGCTGCGCTATTCGATTGAGCAGGAGAGAAAAGGGAAAGTGAAGTTAAAGACCTTTAGAGGAGGAATATAAAATGAATGGGAAAAGACCATATAAGTTGCCGGAACCGCTTTTATGTTCCGCTGACGAAGAAATTAACATGACAATGGTGGATGAATACATTCGAAAACATGAAGAGCGGATGCCGAGATATAACTACCTTGAAAATTTGTACAAAGGATTCCACGATGTCTTCCGCTTACCGGAAAAGGAAAAATGGAAGCCGGATAACCGACTGGCAGTGAATTTCCCACGGTATATCACAGAGACCTTTTTGGGATACGCTTATGGGATTCCAGTTAAAAAATCGCATCCGGACGAAAAAATAAAAGACGCGATCCTTGAATTTGACCGGGATAATGATATCTCAGATCAAGAATACGAGCTGGCGAAGAAGTGCTGCATCTACGGACATGCTTTTGAGTATTTTTACCAGGATGAAGAAGCAAAGACAAAAACAGTGATCTGCAATCCAAAAGAACTGTTTGTTGTCTATGATGATACCGTAAAGAGCCGCGCATTATTTGCGGTGAGATATGGAAAAAAGGACGATAATGTCACAAGGTATGGGGAGATACTTACAAGGACAGAAATTATCCCATTTGACGGAGAAAAGATGCGGGAGGGAATGCCGAACCCATATGGTCGCATCAACTGTGTTGAATATGTACTGAACGATGAGAGAATCGGTCTGTATGAGGAAGTCGCCGGCATGGTAGAAACATACAATCGAGTGATCGGAGAAAAGGCGAACGATGTAGATTCTTTCGCAGAAGCATATCTCGCAGTGCTGGGCGCAGAACTGGACGAAGAGGGTGTTTACAAGATTAGGGACAACCGGATTATAAACTTGTACGGCACAGATAATGCAAAAGATATTATCGTACAGTTTCTCGGCAAGCCCACAGCAGATGGAACGCAGGAAAATCTGTTGAACCGATTGGAAAATTTGATTTATCAGACAAGCATGGTAGCGAATATCTCAGATGAATCGTTTGGAAACGCTTCTGGAACATCCCTTGCGTATAAACTGCAGTCTATGAGCAATCTTGCGTTGACGTTCGACCGCAAAATTGAAAAGTCCATGAGAAAACGATATAAGCTGTTTTGCTCCTTGGCAACAAATGTGTCAGATCGGGACGCATGGAAAGATATTGATTTTACGATGAGCAGAAATATCCCGAAGAATCTCTTGGAGGAAGCGCAGACAGCACAGGCGCTTGAAAGCATTGTGTCCAAGGAAACACAGCTACAGGTACTATCTGTTGTTAAGGATGTTTCGGAGGAGATTGATCGAATGGAGAAAGAGGACAGAAAGAAGCAGGAAACAATCGTAGAAAAGCGGATGTTCGGAGGTGCGGCAGATGGACAGCAGGACGTACTGGAAGAATAGGGAAGAAGAGCAGCGAAAGAAGAATATCAGGGATGAAGCTGAATACGCGAAAGAGATCGAGAAGATCTACGCGAATATGATGGATGAAATCCAGAAAGAAATCAATGGATTCTATACACGTTATGCAAAAGCAGAGGGAATTACGATTTCGGAAGCGAAGAAGCGAGTATCTAAAATGGATATTGATGCATACAGTCGGAAGGCGAAACGGTATGTAAAGGATAAGAATTTTTCAAAAGAGGCCAATGAGGAAATGAGACTTTACAATGCAGCTATGAAGATCAACAGGCTTGAAATGCTGAAAGCTAATATCGGAATGCATCTTGTCGGTGGATTTGATGAGCTTCAGAAGTATTTTGACCAGATCCTGACGGAGAAAACGCTGGAAGAATTTGAACGGCAGGCGGGAATCCTTGGAAAATCCATCCAGAACAATGCGAAGATGGCACATTCGATCGTAAATGCTTCATTCCACAATGCGAGATACTCAGACCGTATTTGGATGTATCAAGATATGCTGAAAGCTGAATTGTCGAAGCTATTACAGACTGGTTTGATACAGGGTAAGAATCCGAGAACACTGGCAAGACACCTTACCAAACTGTTTGGAGTAAGCCGGGAAAATGCAGAGCGACTGATGATAACGGAGCTGTCGAGAGTGCAGGCAGAAGCGCAGAAACAGTCTTATATCCGCAATGGATTTGATGAGTATGAGTTTATCGCGGAGCCGACAGCCTGCCCGATCTGCCGGGCTTTAGATGGAAAGCATTTTAAGGTATCAAAAATGATGCCAGGAGAAAATGCGCATCCAATGCATCCGCGCTGTCGGTGCAGTACAGCAGCATATATGGATGACAAAGAATATGATGAATGGCTGGACGGGTATTCTGAGCACGGGATGGATTTTGAAACTTGGAAGAACAGGGTTGAAAAGAAATCTGTGTTTGATATAATAAAAGCAGATAAAACAGTCAGCGGACATTCTGGAACGCCTAAAATGGCAGAGGCAGGAATGGTAATAGATCACATTGGAAAAGACGGGAAAGTAGATGTAAGAGCTTTTTACGGAGAGTCGAAATTAAAATTTAAAGATATCCATACAACCGCACACGGGAATCCTAAGCAGCATCCTTATGGAGAACATGGGGAACACGTACATGATTATACATGGGGAGATGATGGTAGACTGAAGGATAAGACAACTCGCGAATTAAGCAAAGAGGAAAGAAAGGAGAATGGCGATATATTATGAATAAAGATGAATTAAGACAAATTTTATCTGAGTGTTGCAATGATATTTCTTTCTTTTACAAAGGATTGGCATCGGGAGTGACAGTTGAAGTTCATAATTATGTTCCGACATATCAAGCGTGGCATGGCGATGACGTGAAAGAGTATGATAATGTGGATAAAGTTATGAATGATAAATTTTATAGTGGAAAGTCGTTAAACGATCTAGTAAAAGAAGTAGAAATTGAAGCAATGTAATACCATCGGTCGAGCGGGCTGATGGTATTTTTATGCGCATTTTGGAGGTGATGTAATTTGATTGAGGTGAGAATCCGTCCAGAGCGAATTGAAATCTCTGGACACGCCGGGTACGCAGAACCCGGAAAAGACATTGTTTGTGCTGGTGTCACGGCGCTTACGCAGACGCTGATCCAGTCGATTGAAAATTTAACAGATGATAAAATACAGAATCTCTCCCGGAAAGGTTGAGGTAGAATACAGGAATCTGTCAGAGAAATCAAAAACTCTGGTGGATTCCTTTTTCATTGGTATTTGTTTGATTGCGGAAGAATTTCCGGAACACGTGAAAGTGAGGTGAAAATATGAGTAAAACAGAGACTTTTATCAGAGCGGCCACAACAAGTGAACAGCCACTGGTTTTGGAATTTGCGCACGAGGGGAAAGAGTACCTTGTGAAGAATTTTACAGATGGGGATGTGTATGTTGCGCTCAAAGAAAGTGCGACAAAGGAAGAAAGCGCATTGATTCCAGCGCAGACGGCGCAAACCGTGATTCGGAACAAAAACTACTACGCAGGGAGCAACCTAGTCCAAATCATCCCCACAGCAACCAGCGAAAAAGGAGTAGAAGTACAATGCTTAAAATGGTAGATGGAACAGGAATCATAGGAGTGGATATGATATGCCCTTTAGGAGTCTCCACTCCGCAGCCACCGAATTATGACAGGGTAGAGATGGAGGGTACAGGAATTCTGGTGCTGCCGAACAGCTTGGATGCGCAGCTTGAGAGGTTGGAGCTTGGTGGGAAGACGGAGCAGGTGCAGACGAGTGGGAAGAACTTGTTTGATGAATCGAAGAACGAGAAGGGATATTACACAGGAGGACTCGGAACAGTTAGTAGTCTTAAGAAATTTAATGGATGGTCTTGGAACTCGCCTTTAAATGTAATACAAAACACCACACTATCAGTTAGCGTTGTGGCCAAAATAAAAAGTAGATTTCAAGTAATATTGGCGGATGATTTGAATACGGTTTTGTATGTCAACTCAAAATATTCTGCAAGCAGTGCAGAATATACACATTCGTTTAATGCCGTAGAAGGAACTACTAAAATATTAATTTCTGTATACGAAGAAACATCACCAGAAGGCGTTACTATCATGCTAAATGAAGGTGTGGTTTCGATTCCTTACGAACCCTACACAGGCGGTAAACCCTCCCCAAGCCCAGAATATCCACAGGAAATTAAAAATTCTGGGAAGTGGAATGAGGAGAAGCAGAAGTATGAAGTGGATGTGAAAATTACTGAGAAGAATCTGCTAAATTTGCAAAAAGAGCCAGATGTGAAGGGAGTTTACCAAGGATGGAAGGTTGGGAATGGAGAGTCGCTAACGTTGGGTGTCAAAGACAAGGGGAATAATGCAGACATTAAAGGATGCTATATAGGCTTTTCATATCAAGGGAGCGACTCGAAGGGAGCTATCTGGGTTGTGGATAATGGTGTAATTAAAGCGGATCCTCTAACCCAAAGGAAAGCTTATGTATCTATCTATCCAAACAATGAAACCACTGTGAAAAAACTTACAGAACGGCTAGATATTCAATGTGAACTTGGGAATGTTGCCACCCCTTACCAACCCTACAAAGAACAAACCATCACCATCACATCCGACCGCCCTATCACTAAATGGGATAAGCTCGTGGAACAGGGTGGCGAAATTGGGTGGTTGTATAGTACAGGTGTTTATGAAGATATTAAAGAATCTGATATATCGGCTAATAGCATAAACGACCAATATGGAAGATACTACGTCAATGCAATAAAAGCATATAAAAATGCAGAGTGTATGTGTAATATTGCGGAATACTCGCCAGCACAAAAAGAAAATAAGTGCGGTTTTTGGTGGAGTGATACGCTGTGCTTTCTTATTAGTAGCGAATACACAGGAAACAATGGAACAGAAGATAATTCAACGGCAATTAAAAATTTTAAAGACAATGTTTTGAGTAAAGGAATTACCGTTTTTTATAAGCTTAACACCGAAGAATTCGTCCCTCTCCCACAATCCGAGCAAAACGCTATCCGAGCATTAAAAACCTACTACCCTACCACAGTAATCACAGTGGACGGAGGGGAGCTTGACCCAGATATTAAAGTAACATACCGAAAGGAGATTTAAACATGAATTACGCAAAAATCATGGAAAACGGAACTGTGAGAATCAGCTCCATCAAGAAAGAGGGCTACAAACCACTCAAGGAAGAGAAACCAGAGGGATTTAGTAACCTTGTCTTTGTCGGATATACAGAGACAGAAGAGAATGTAATCAAAGAATACGAAGCAGTGGATGACGGAATGAGCGCCTATGGGAAATTGCAGAATGACCTGAAAGCAACACAGGCAGCACAGGAAGTCACAGATCAGGCGGTACAGGAGTTAATTTTAGCAACAATGAAAATGGGGGTGTAAATTATGGCACAGTTTTTGGCAAACAGAATTAAAGGTGGACACTTGACAATTGATGATGTACCGGAGAGCTTGAAAGAACAGGTACAGGCGTTACTTTAGGAGGAAAATACATGGGAATGAATTTTATTGAAGCATTAAAAGTGATGAAACAAGGAGGGAAAGTCAAACTTCCGTCTTGGGGCGGTTATTGGTACTGGGACAAGGAAAAAGAAACAGTCATGATTCAGTGCAGACCACAAGACTCTGACAAAGGAGAACTTCTCGACATCAGAGAAACTCAGAGAGTTGAATACACTCTTCAAAATGTGGCTTCTGATGAATGGATGCTTGCCGATGAAAGCAACTGTCCTGTATTAGGAGGAGAATCGACATTTCCGTTTTCCGATGCTATTAAATACCTGAAACGTGGAATGAAAGTTGCTCGTAAAGGATGGAATGGGAAGAAGCAGTATATTCAACTGGCAATTGGAATCTCATATACATTTGGAGACGATGTTGTAAATTGTGAGCATGAAGCTATAGGCAATCAGGCAATCGCATTTGTCGGAACATCTGGCGTGCAGATTGGGTGGCTTGCAAGTCAAGCTGATATGCTTGCAGAGGATTGGACGTTTGCGGAATAGGTAAGACATTAGCACATAGAGATATGTGTTATTTTTATGCCTTTTTCCGGTAGGCGGTAAAGAACCGGAAAAATATTTTAAAGCAACGGTCTGGACAGTGGATGGACTGGGGCAGAAAGGAAAAGATATGAAATTTAGAGAATTTATGGCATTACAGTTATTTGCCGAAGACGAAGGAACTGGGGCAGAAAGCAATGGATCCGGCGTAAATGGCGAAGAAACACAGGGCAATGAGGGAGATCAGGGAACTTCCGGTAATACGTTTGAGGACTTTTTAAAAGATGGGAAGAATCAAGCGGAGTTTGACAGACGGGTCAATAAAGCAATCGAAACGGCGCTTGGAAATGCAAAAGTGAAATGGCAGGAAGATGCTGACCAGAAAGCGGAAGAAGCAGCTAAAGTTGCAAAAATGAATGCAGAGCAGAAACAGCAGTATGAGATGGATAAGCTGAAAAAAGAAAATGAGAGATTGCAGGCAGAATCTGTAAGGAATCAGCTTTCCAGAAATGCGGCAGGAGTGCTTGTGGAGAAAGGTATCGAAGCAACGCAGGATGTTCTTGATTTTGTTGTTGGAGTTGATGAAGCAGATACCAATGCAAGAATTGACACTCTGATGAAAATCGTGGAATCCCAGCTTAAGAAAGCCGAGATCGCCAGAGCAACCGGAACTACACCGAGAAACATGACAAACTCAGGAAACCAGATGTCTGAATTTGATAAGAGACTTGCAAAATATAAATAAAGGAGAATGCGAAGATGAAGAATAGAGAATTTATGATGTTACAGTTATTTGCGGCAGGAGACAACAACGATATGCCGGTAAGAAGCTACCAGCTTGAGTTTAAAAGTCTTTTGCAGGCAGTATTTAAAAAGATGTCCTATTTCGCGGATTTTTTCGGCGGCGAACTTGAGGTACTGGATGGAGTCAGAGAAAACGAAACAGCCTTTTATGTAAAAACATCAGACATTCCGGTTGTGGTTGGAACTGGGTACGATAAAACAGCTACGAAAGCGTTTGGAACGGGAACAGGGAACTCTAGCCGTTTCGGGGAGAGAAAAGAGATTATCTACGCGAACACGCCGGTTAATTACTCTTGGGGATGGAATTACCACGAGGGGATTGACCGACACACCGTGAATAATGATTTTGACGTTGCGGTAGCAGATCGCTTGGAACTGCAGGCGAGGGCTAAGACAAAGCAGTTTAACAAACAGCACGGAAATTTTATTTCCCATTCTGCCGGAAAGTCTTTGAAAGCCACAGATTATACGGCAGACAATGTATTAAAGCTGTTTAATGAGCTGTCTAAGTATTTTAATAACATCGAAGCAGTTGGAACGAAAAAAATTAAGGTTTGTTCCGATCTGTACAATGCCGTCGTGGATCATCCTTTGAATACGGCTGCTAAAAACTCCACTGTAAACATTGATGGCAATGAGGTTGTGAAGTTCAAGGGATTCCTTGTAGAGGAGATTCCGGATGAATTATTCCAATCTAAAGAATGCGCCTATGCATATATTGCCGGAGTTGCAAAAGCATTTACCGGAATTAACACAGCGAGAACGATTGAATCGGAAGACTTTGACGGAGTAGCTCTGCAGGGAGCTGGTAAGGCTGGAGAATTTATTCCGAATGACAACAAGAAAGCTGTAGTTAAAGTGTCGGTGGGGGAATAGCACCCCCTGAAGACCTCGCCTTGGTAGGCAGGGGGAAGATTGGAAAGGCAAAAGTAGGTAAAGCAAAATAGGAGGTATGAGTTATGGCATATACACCAACGACATGGAATAATGATGACGTTATTACAGCAGAGAAACTGAATAAGTTAGAGCAGGGCGTGAAGAATGAGCAGGTTGGACCGGCAGGACCAGCAGGAGCAGTAGGACCGGCAGGACCAGCAGGAGCAAAAGGAGAAAAAGGCGATCCAGGAGTAGCAGGACCGAAAGGAGACAAGGGAGATCCAGGCGCACAGGGACCTGCGGGACCAAGCTACACTCTTCTGGCGGCGAATAAAACAACGCTTGGTGGCGTGAAACAGATGGCTTTGATTGCAGATTTGTCCACAGAAACAGGGGCTGATTTAAAAAATAAAATCAATGCAATTCTTGCTGAAATGAAAAAACAGGGTATCATGGCGAATTCGTAAGGAGTTGAAATTGAATGCTGGATGATTTAAAAAAACTTCTTGGAATCGAGGATGATTCTCTTGATCAGAAACTGGAGTTGATACTCAGATCTGTGCAAGGGCGCCTAAAGCTCCTTCTCAGAGGAATTGAAGTACCGGAGGAAATGAATCACATTGTCGTGGAAGTGGCAGTGATCCGGTTCAATCGGTTGGGTTCCGAGGGTATGTCATCACACAATGTTGAGGGCGAAAGCATGTCTTACAACGACAATGATTTTGATGGATTTATGAATGAAATACAGGCTTTTCTTGACTCACAAAAAGAATCAAAACGAGGAAGGGTGAGATTTATTTGAGATGTGATACAGAAGTTTTCTTCCAGTTGATCACACCTGGGGAGTATGACAAAGCTACTGGTGACTACAAAGAAGATACTGTACGGGAAGAGAAAAGACATGCCAGTGTGACGGATACCGGCACGGATACGATGAACCTTGTATACGGATCCATAAAGCAGGGAAGCAAGACGGTGCGGTTACAGACGCATTACAAAAATCCGTTTGACCGTATCCGAATAGGCAACGCCTTATACAGAGTGGATTTTGAGCGGAAACTGCGAACAAAGCATGTGTTTGTAGTATCGGAGGTGCAGTGATGGCTACGTTAAAAATCGAAGGAATCGCAAAGCTGAATAAAGGTTTGGAGAAGCGGATGGATATGAGTGCTGTGCAGACAGTTGTACGGAAAAACGGGGCAGATATGCAAAAGAAAGCGCAGAGGAATGCTCCAGTCGATACTGGAACACTGAAAAGAAGTATCGGAATCGAAGTATCTGACGGTGGAATGACTGCCACAGTAGAGCCGACAGCCGAGTATGCACCGTATGTAGAACTCGGAACCCGATTCATGGAAGCCCAACCCTATTTAAAACCCGCATTTGAGGAGCAAAAGAAACAGTTTGAAAAAGATTTGCAAAAGCTTGTGAGGTGAGATATGGATCCACAGCAAGAATTATTTACAAAATTACTTACAGAGATCAAAGCATTAGGATATGACGTATATGACGGCTTCTTACCGCCGGATGGTACGCCGTATCCTTTTGTTTATCTCGCAGACAGCCAATTGATCGATGATGCGAATAAGACCGCTGTGTTTGGCAGTGTCCATCAGACAATCCATGTTTGGCACAACAATCCAAGACAGAGAGGAACGGTATCAAAAATGCTGTTGGCGATCAAAACCACATGCAGAAGACTGGATCGTACAGAAAATTTTGCGTGGAATGTCCGGAATGTAAATCAGAGGATTCTTCCGGATGCAACAACAAAGCAGCCTCTTTTACACGGGTTGCTGGAAATAGAATTTAGTTTTAGTTAGAGAGGAGAAAAAGCATGTTTAAGACAGGTTTACAGTTATTTGCAGAGGCGGTATCTGGCAAGAAAATTGTCTATTTGTACCGACTTGCAGGAAAAGCCAAAGAAGAGGCTGCGAAAAATCTTGCGTTTACGACAGAAAATGGAAGAACAAAAAGCAAGGATGCAGACTCTACAGCAACGAAGGATGGAACGATTCGTACACCTGGGGCTGCGGAAACAGAAATCACGGCCACTGCTATCCTTGCGAAGAAAGATAAGTTAATCTCCGAGTTAGAGGACGCAATGGATTCGGATGAGTTGCTTGAAATCTGGGAAGCAAACCTTGAGGATCCGGCAGAACCTGGTCCGAATAAGTTTAAGGGCATGTATTTCCAGGGATATCTCACGGAATTTGAGATCATATCCTCGGCAGATGAAAATGTAGAGGTGTCTCTTACTTTTGGTGTTAACGGCTCTGGAAAACGAGGGGATGTTACTGTAACTGCACAGCAGCAGGAAGTAGCAGCTTATGTGTTTAAGGACAGCGTGAAAGAGGGGGAATAATGCCCTCTGACGATGTAGCCTTAATCGGCAGAGGTAAAGTAGGAAAGGCAAAAGTAGGAAAAGAATAGATCATGTACATAGAGGGCGGCGAGACCGCTCTCTTTTAATGGAGGTAAAAAATATGATGGAATTAACAATTAACGGACAGGTGTACCAGTTTAAATTCGGAATGGGATTTTTAAGAGAGATCAACAAGCAGACAAATATGCCTGTGGATGGATTGCCGGGAGTAAAAAAAGACGTAGGATTCCGGTATGCGCTTATGAACTTAATAAATGGTGATCCGGATGCATTGGTAAACATTCTTGATGTTGCGAATAAAGGGCAGAATCCGAGAGTGACAAGAGGCCTTTTGGATGAGTATATCGACGATGAGGACACAGATATTGATGAGCTTACAGAAACAGTAATGGGTTTCTTAAAGAGTGCGAATGCTACGAAGAAAGTTACGAACGAGATTGTGGAAAATGTAGAGAAAGAGAAACGGAGAATGGAAGAGGAGGAAGCGAAGAAGAGAGAGTTGATGATGTAGATTTTGAAGAATCCTACAGAGAGGCGGCGTTGAATTGTTTCCGATATCTTGGCTTTAAAAGCTTTGAAGAAGTGGATAGGTTGACAATTCCAGAATACACCCTGCTCATGGAGGCTGTGCAGCTAAGAGAAGTAGACAGGGACTATCGAAATCATCTGCAAGCGTTCCTGAATTTTGCTGTGAAAGCAGAGAAAAAGGTTGGAAAGAATAAGACTAAACCGGTTTATCAGAGATTCAGAAAGTTTTTTGATTACGAAAAAGAAGTGGATCGCGTGAAGAATCGCAAGAAGAAAAACGAAAGATTAGATATAATCGGCAGAATGATGAAAGGAGAGTGACGGCATGGCAGAAAGTTTTTCGGTAAAGGCAATATTATCTGCGCAGGATAAGGGGTTCAAATCTGTTTTCGGAGCAGCCACAAAGTCAGCCAAAGAGTTAAAAAGCACACTTATGGGTGGGATTGGCTTTGGAGCAATGATGGCAATTGGACAAAAAGCTGTATCTGTCGTGTCCGGAAGCCTTTCTGGGTTAACCAAAGAAACGATCAACACATCGGATGCAATGCAGAAACTCCAACAGGCTATGAGGTTTAGCGGATACGCTGAGGATGAAATACAGAGAATCGCAGGTGCAACAGGAACGTTAAAGACCTATGCTGATAAAACAGTCTTTTCTTTGCAGGATGTAATGTCAACCTTTGGATCTCTGTCTGCAAATGGGGTTAAAGACGCAGAGAAATTAACGGAATCCGTTGGAAATGCAGTTGCTGTATTCGGTGGTGGCGCACAGGAGTTTAGTAGTGTTGCACTCGCATTTTCACAGGCGATGGCATCTGGCGCTTTACATGCGCAGGATTGGAACCAGATCGTCAATGCGAGTCCGCAGCTTGCCGGTGGATTAAGAAAAGAATTGATTAAATTGAATCCGATTTTAGGAGAGGATTTTAAACAGGCAATGGAAGATGGAGCTATCACAGCCGATCTTCTGGGGCAGGCGATGAACAATATAGGGATGACAGATATGGCAAGAGAAGCCGCGCAATCAGTTACGACATTCGAAGGAGCAATGGGAAACCTTGAAGCAACGGTGACAAGCGGAATGCAGTCCATTTACGATTCTTTTGTTAAAGGTAAGGCTGTGGATGCGATCAATCAATTTAACGGAAAAGTAGAAAGCGTGTTTTCCAGATTGCAGACTTGGATTCCAGCAACAATGATTCGCTTGGGATCCTATTGGAAAATCTTAAAAAGAGAGGCTTCTCAAGTTTCTGGGGCTTTTGGGGATGCATTTGGAGCAATCCGAAAAGAACTTGGAAAACTTATTCCAGCATTTGGCTCTACAGAGAGCGTGAACGGGTTCCGCGATGCGATTCAAGGAGCTGGGGATGCGCTCCAAGCGTTTGCAGGATTCTTGGAAGAGCATGCAGATATCATTGCGAGAGTGATCACTGAACTCCCAAAACTAATCGTTGCATATAAAGGCTTTAAGATTGCAAAAAGCGTTGCCCCGTTTGTAGGTGCATTTACCAGTGCAATTGCCGGTCTTGCCGGTAAAGGAATCAGCAAAATTGCCGGAAAATTATTTGGGATTTCCAAAGGGCAGAAAGAAGTCGGCGTGTCGAGCAAAGAAAGTGTGAAAAGCACTATGGAATCAGCGAAAGCGTTTATGATGCTCGGTGCAGGTGTCGCTCTGATTAGTGCAGGGTTTTTCCTGCTTTCCCAGGGGGCAAAGGCAGTAGCGGACTCGGGTCCTTTAGCGGTTGCAGTTTTAGTTGGAATGGTGGCAGCGATTGCAGGTCTTTTGATCGTTGCAAAAATGGTAGCTCCGACATTATCTTCTGGCGCAGCTGGATTTGTTGCGTTCGGTGCAGCCGTTCTATTGGCG